AGTATACACACTAGTAGTAACGTTGTCGACATTTTCTAATAAATTAATAGCTTTCATACTGTAAAACCCCTGGCATACTTTTATTATATAAATATAGCAGGGTGCAATTCAATAGCTGCAGATTAATAATCTAATTTAACCCTAACAAGAGCTTCTCTAGAAAACGATTTTAACAGTGGTTGACTTAATTTTGCAACAGCTAATAGTTCTTGTCGGTTATTATATAATCCAATTGTAGTTATATATGTTTTTGGATCGCCGATAAATGTGCTTTGTGCTAAAACGCCATCTGATCCGGTTGTATAAGTTGGATTATTTGAGAAATTATATTGTCCGTTTTTAATTCGTACAAAATAATGCGCACTAGTTATTTTTTGTGAATTTCTAGCTTGGAATCCGGCAACTGATCCTGAAATTGAATGAAACATTGCAAAATGATTATTTCCTTCTGAATTAGATGTTAAATTAGTCTTAAATGCTAAAACTTGATCTAATTTATTTCCATCTAAAATCATTACTCCATGATCTGGATAAAATTTACCATAATACACTGGTGTTGCTGAAGTATAAACGCCAGAGCTAATCGAGCCAGATACTATGTTATAAACACGACCGGATGATCCAATTTTTGCAGCTAAAATCGATGAATCATCAATCAAAGTAATTTCAGTGCCTGACACAGTCACCGACCCGGTTGCATTTGTTGCACGAGCTGATACTGTTAATAATGGCAATTCGAAGTTTCCTTCGTCTAATCTTTCTTTAACTCGATTTCTTTTAATATTAACAATATATATAGAATCAGTTGACCCAGAATTAGTAGTCGTAAATCGAGTATCAGTGCTTTCTAACAACAAATTTCTATATTGTGAATAAATTGCCTTAGATGCAGGAGTTTGTTGTGTTCCTAAATTTGACGAACCGCTACCTACTGCATTACCATATGCTAATGAAAATTGTACCGCAGCGCCATCTGCAGATGGGGTATCTTGATATATATCTACATAGTATCTACGTTGTGATATTGATTGATCTGACGCAGTAAAACATGTAGTTAATGATCCTAAATTATCACTCCACAACCCAGCCGTAACCGTTTCTTTTACATTATTAACAACATCTTCTGCTAAATTAAATGTATTATATGTTTGATTGCTAGCAACAACCGGTTGTGCACTTGGCGCGGCTTGGGAACTAGGATTTGTATTAGATGATATTGGTTGTACGCCGCTACTGGGTGTTATAACACCAACCCGTCGGGATCCGCCAGCAGCAAGTTGTCCTAATTTAGATTTAGATTTTAATTTTTGTATTTTATTTGTCATGATCATCATTTATCCAAATATTATATATTATAAAGATATTCCAGACGGCACAGCCTGTGTTGCTGTAAATCTGTTAACCGTTAAATTAATAGTAACACTTCCACCAGTTTCATTACCAATAATTGTAATAGTAGCAGTTTTACTCGTTAATGTACTAATTTTGCCAGTAATTTCAAACACAAATCCAACTGCTGATACACTTTGTGCATCTTGGTTTAATCCAATAACAGTTGGTTGTATATTAGTATTAGCTAAAGGCTGTACTACTTTTAAATCAGCTACAGTTGAATCTGATAATATAGCAGTATATCCATATTGTGTATTTCCTTGCAACGACGTGTTTGGAGATATTGTAGAACTAGCGTTACCGTTAATGGTAATAGATGTATTACCAACTGTTATAACTGGTATGGCATTTGTTTGTTTTGGCAATGTTAACAATTTATAACGAAGAGCCTGAGTTTCATCGGGAATTGCTTCTGTGATTGGCAATGCTTCGATAGCAGCCCCATAATAATTAGTTCCCAATGGATGATTTGGATTCCATAATCCATAATCAATTTCATCATCTCCTAGTGCAAATTGTGTAATATTAAATGCTGAATTACCGGACGAAAGAAGTTCTCTACCTTTTAACGTTAATATTGCATCAACTGTTACAGAACTATTATCTAAATATCCCATATTGTATACCTTTTAAATCTTTATATATATAAATATAGTATTACTAATTTTATGTAACTCTAAAATTACCAACTGCATTACTAGGAGCTTGGAAAACAATTTGATTAGGATTTGCATCGATAATTTCAACAACCGGGCCGCCATCTACTGTATCTGGCGAATCAATATCAAATCCTGGAGAAGTTACTTTTGATCCATTATAAAATAAATTTTCTAATCCTCGAGGTAAATAATCCTGAATTTCAGATGCAACCAATGTTTCTCCTAATCCATATGTAGAAGTACCATATGTAGCAGTACCATATACACTATTAGTAAGTTCAACTAAACTATAAATTTTAGATGGTACTGAAGTTATAATTGACGGTAAAACTGCTTGACTAAACCAATACGGGGAAGATTCAGTATGAAAACTAGAACCAGAAAAGTAAACACTATCATATGAATATACCGCACCATTATATGTTAAATTAGCATTCGATGCACTAATTATTCCCACTCCTTGTATCGGAAACTGTGAAGATATTTCGGCTACTTGTGCATTTACATCACCAGTATATGAAAATGATTCTCGTACAACTGAAGGTAATGCAGTATCTTTATTTCGTTCTAATATATTTGGCTGTATTAATAACCCAGTTAACTTATCAGCCCGAGCTGGTAATAACTGTTGAAGTTGCTGAAAAAACGACATATCAAACAATGAAAATATTTTGATATATGCATTCATATCATTATTAGTAGAATATTTTTTCCAATAATTTCTAGAATATTGAATTAAACTAGGATATGCATTTAGTTCAGTATCGCCCGGATCGCCAATATACTCATCTAAATATGTTTCTCCTAATTGCGCAATGATATCTTCATCAATCATTGTTTGTGGAGAAAAATATACTCCTAATTTTTTACTGTCTAATGGAGCTTTATCATATTGACTTCGTTCTGCTCTTGTTTTTACATCCAATGTGCCAATTAATGAATTATCTTCTAATCGTATTTTATTATCATCATATGTGCCAGCACCCAATGATATTCCATCATAATAATATGTTTCTTCTAATGAATCATACGGAATATTATTTGTCCAACTAGCAAATGAAGCTGAAATACCTGATGAATTGGGTTCTACGCCAATTAAACTAGAAGTAACAGAATGATCAATTTTTTGATTTAATGGCAATCGGAATACTAATTCATCATATGCTGAAATATTTCCATCATATGCTCCTGGAGCTTTTGTATGATTGTAAAATGGATCATTTTGTAAAGATCCAGTCCATAATCGTAATTCTTGTAATTGTCCTACTAATCTGCTAGCACCACTACTAGTACCGCCCAATTCTAACGAACCAGTGTTACTAAAAGAAATACCAGTATCAGATGCAGACGCAGCCGGTAAAATTTTACCATATTTAGATCGATTTGCAATTAATTCTAAATCCGATCCATTTTGTCTTAACACGGTATTAATCCACCCACCATCAAACATTTCAATTGCATTCGACGCAGTTCCATTAATGGAAATAGTACCATATGTACCCGAAACGAAATCCATTGTTACGTCGTTTCCATCGATACTATATAAATGCATTGTATTAGGTATAGATGGATTTTTTAATACATTGTCTGTGCGGAATCTAAGTTCTACAGATTGTATTGGCTGTGTATAATCCACAGTAACCGTACCTGCGATATTAGCAATTAAATCTAATGAATAATCAAAATTTAATTTTTTATATAATGGTGCTCGATTAATTCTAGGGCCACCGTACTCTTTAATAGTAATCAATGATTCTGGAATACCATAGCAAGACAACAATGCTTTGACACTACGTGCGGTTCCTTTAGATTTTAATAATCCTGGCAAATTATTAACAATTCTACGCCATGTTGTATATGTAATATCCTTTGCTGCTAATGAATCACCTGTAACAGAATTTGAACCGGTAATCGGAATTCCTGATTCAGTAGTGCCAAACAAATATTCCCACAAGTTTTTATCTTGTTTTCCATCAACAAGATTCCAACCAAATTGTTTAGCAACATCATATAATAATTCATTTGGTACCCCTAATTTAGGATTTTCTTCATGTTTATATAATCGTTGTATATTACTAACATATGTCCATATTATATCATAATGCTGTCCTAACATATCTGTAAACAATCGCATATTCTGATTCGATTCGTTATACCGAATATGCATCGGGATTGTTTTATTGAGCATGTTTAAGTTGTATGAATCATATGATTTTGCATCATCTAGTAACGAACTATACCAAGTATTAAATGCACTAGATGAAATAGCGGTTACTGAATATGGCCTAGTTGCATTTGTTTTTGGTACTGGAGTTATATAACTTCCGGTTACTTGTGCTACAATTGGAGATTCATGCGGCATTGGATTACTATATAATATAGATCCTGACTGATAATATAAAAACTTTTCGAAATTATCAAAGCCACTTACAACAGCTGTTTGTAAACCGGTAATATCTGCTGCATTTGTAGTGGCTATACTGCCACTTATTCCAGCAACAACAGCTGATTGTGAAGTATAATATTCTAATAATTCTAATTTATATTTAAAATTTTTAATTCGTTCTTCTGCAGAACTATAAAATACAAAATTATTAAAATCTGTATAATCTATATTTAGTTTAATTCCTGATAAACTTCCAGAAAAATACGAATCGATAATTTGCTGTGACGTAGATACAGATGATCCAATTAAATCAGTCCATGTTTTAAATCCTGTTTCTATTGAACTTGCATCATCACCAATCGCATCAAAATTTGGCCCAGACAAAACATTAAATGTCTTTTCAATTATAGTTGGAATAACCGATATATGATCGATATATGGCGATTTACGTTCTTCTACAACCCAACATTTAAAATTAGGTTCAATTATATCAGCTAATGGGTCTAATAGCTTTATATAAACGTATTCTCCTACTACAACACTATTAACAAATAACGCATTTTGGTTTCTGCTAAAATTTAATAAATACGTTTTATTATCTATAATGTCAGGAGCTTGTACTTGGCTAATACTTGGAATAGCATTGTCGTTATTATCTGCAGCCGATTGGGCTAGACTAGATATATTAGTAGGCGAAACACGCGTTTGATTTATATTGCTAAACTCAGATACTTGTCTTATTGCATCTTGATTTTCAACATCAATTATCCTTAGTTTTATCTCGGTTCGATCTGGAGATATTTCTTGTATCTTAAGATATTGTTCGTCGTAACTGCCAATTAAATTTTTAAAAAAGTTAACAACAAACGTGTAATTGCCAGTTTGTATTTCTAAATCTCTTAATTGATGTGCAACATCGATAATTAATGGCGGGGATCCAAATGAATATTCATTTCCAGTTTCAGTATTATAATACGCAGGAATTGATTTAACTGCATTTACAGAATGATTTCCAGTTAACCAATTATCTGATGCATATATATGTAATTCAATTTGACTGCCAGGTCCAGCTGTTGTAATATCCGGATCGAATGTATACCCAATCGACTTGAATAAATTTTTATTAATACCCGGATATCGTTCTGCTAGTATTGCAGACGTAGAATTTTGTATTTGGTCTATATTTTTATACTGTGCTAACATATGTTATTCTATAATCCCATCTCCGCCAGCTACTAAATTGTCAATTGTTGCATCAAGTATAATATTTAAATCTTGTGTTCTATTACCAGAAGATACCCAACTGAACCAGTTTTGCCAACCCTGTCGGGTAGATGGTAATTCATCGCCTGCTTCTTGTAAAGCCTGATTAAAATTATTAAATAATACGTCTACTCTATTCGTTTGTAATACCGCCGGCTGGCGATCGAACAACGTTTGTATATTGGCCCGAATTAATTCGGTTGGAACTCTGTCACGATCGCGATCAAATGTAACAGGTGGAATTTCACCGGTCTCTGTATCTGGTAACTCTATAGGCGGAATATCTGGTAAATTGATTTGTGCACTAACGGTTACGCCGGTATCGGCAACAGGAAATGTAAAATAGCGAAATTGTGTATCAATTGTATTAATAACACTTCGATTTGTATATCGTTCTTTCACAGTTTCAATAAACAATTTTTGGTTGTCATCATTTCCAGAATAAACAACAACGTTTCCGTTACTATCTCGTTTAACTATATCCGGGTTATTTGATTGTGCTGTTAATCCGTATTGTGTATATAGACTGAAATCTGCCATTATCTAACTACTTTAAAATAATATTCATCATCAATGCGTTGTTCGGTAAATCCGTCTACAATTTTAAACTCTAACCGATAATATCGCTCTGGCATAAAGCCGTTCATGTCCAGATAAATAAAGTTGCTTGTAGAATCACAACTAATTTTATTATAAATATTATCATACGGAATTATAGTTTCATCCGTAGCAGCATCTTTAACAGAATAATAAGTAGTAGCCGGCAAACGCTTAACTGTTTGTAACGGAAATAAATTAGTAGGAGATTTTCTAGGATATCTATCACGGCCGTATAATCGAATCTTTACGATATCGGTGTCTCGATATTCTCCTTTTAATTTTGTATACATTGTATATGAATCTAAATCAATTTGAGTTAATGTAGACTCATATGAAGAATCATCCCAATACATTGTTAATTTTGGAACATATATAGTATGCGTATCTCTACTAAAAAATTTAATGTATCCTTGTTTATTATTATCTAACTCATCTACATCAGAAAATTTTAAAATAAATCCATTATTTTCAATAGTACGACCTCCAGAACCAGATACCCATAACCGTATTGCCCCGGACACATCCATATTAATATCAGTTGGTCTATACGTAAAAGCTTCTGATTCGGCTAGGCCTGGCTGATAAAAATATGATGAATTAAACAAAGATTCATTAAATATTCCCGATCCGCTTTGGTATAACCAAGATCCACCGGCCCCAGATCCAGAGACATACAGACTTGAACTATTTATTCTAATTTCCTGTGAACTAGATATCCACGATGATCCACTCAACGGCCGATTCCAGGTTATGCCATCTGTTTTTATAGGAGCAGAACTTTCGAATCCAGTACCATTAACCCATTCTTGGCCAACTACTTTTGCATCTATAGTGTATTCTGCTGGTAAATTTTTTGCATTAGTAGTAAATAATTGCAATACAAATTTACAGTCATTAATATCAACATTGTATTTAGATAACGTAGCTGCAATTTCAGCCATATCAAACTTTACAACAGATCTAGATTTTTGCAGAGTCGAGCCATCAGTGCTTAATCGTTTTCCTATCTCCAGTATTTCATCAATACCAGTATTAGTAGTTGGCACAGATTCATACATCGTAGCATCTTTTTCTGCGTAAAATATTCTAAACATTTCTATATCCTTTTTATACTAACGATACTTTATGCCAAACGCTACCGCTACCAAAATATAAGTCTCCACTTGATGAAACTGCCAATGCTCCGTTAATTACAGCGGATAGTGATCCGGTTTTAAATGTTAATGTTGAACTAACAAATGAAGATGTTACAGCAGTTGTAGAATATGAAGCAGTTACTGCAAATGATGATGTCGAAGCCACTGAAGAAGATATCGAATATGAAGCTGACACCGCATTTAACACATATGAAGCGGTTGTAGCAGTACCAGTTAACGTTCCAATTAAACTGCCAGTTATATTAACAGACCCAGATAAACTTAAGTTTTCAACTGTGTTTCCTGTTAAAACATTATATAAATCTGAAACAAAACTTGCTGAAATAAGTCCACCAGCTGTTATCTGTGCTCTATTGTCAGATAATACACCCATGATTTCCTTTTATATATAAATATAGTACTAGTAATTTACTACTCTACCACGTATGTCTGAATTTGGAAATCTTACTTCGAATATACTAGGATCTAGCGATGGATATATAACTCCGCTTTTTGTAGCAGAGCTTAAGTCATACGAATTACCAGAATATCCTAAATCGACATCTGCTTTATTATTCATAATAACTTTAACTATGCTTTGAACGCCTTCGGTATTTGCAATAATATTAACAACATTTGATTTAATAATTGGCTGATTAATTTGCCACCGATCAATATTAAAAAATTCTTTAACGTTGTTTATACATCTAATTAGAACATCGCTACTATTATAATTCGATCGAGTAGTTATTTCAAAATCAATACTAATATTAATAATAAATGCATCTTTAATATTAATTGCGTCTGTTAGAATTCTATAATAATCTAGATATGATTTTAAATTTTCCTTGATAGCAGTATTTAATGCAGTTAATTGTTTCGAAGAATTAAATCCTAAAACATACATGTTCATAGCCATTGGATTATTTATTCTTGTTTCAATTAATTGTTTTTGGGATAACTGGTCATCTGGTACAATATATGCTTTTGCTATACTACCAAATCTAGCCGGCATTGAATATGATCGTATAATATAATCATTCGCAGTTACCAATCTGTTTTGAGTAGCAAAGTTGCCAATTGCATTATTTTTTATATCTTGTATCGTGTCAATAGTTTTAGCCCCCATTGCTGGTATTGGGTTATTAACAGAAATAGTTTTTTTAACAAAATTTAATACCGAAGCTGCTTGTCCGCCATTTATATCATCTGTAAATTCGATAAATTGTATGTTAGTTAATACATTTGCGGATACATTATCTGAAATTCCATTACCTATTGTATACGTTACAGTTAATGTGGTATTTGCAGGCGCTTGGCCATATGCTCTAGTATATAAAAAATTTGATGGATCGATATCTACGTCAATTGGTCTACGAAATCCTGCCAACCCATTGCCTACATTTGTTGGATTTGGAATTATTTCTTCGTCGTTATTATCAGATATACCAGCGCCAAATTGAATTTCTGTTCTATCATCCGATCTTAGTTTAGTTACAAATCGCTTCGAAGTTTTTCTCAATTTTAGTAAACTGCCTACTGACGATCGGTATTGTGCTAAATCTGGATCATTTTCTGCTAAATTCGGAACTTCTTCGAATATAGTGTCTTGTGCTAAATACGGCACATTGTACCAATTATCGCCATCTGATTCTTCGATACTTATTATTTCTATAATACCAGTATCAGGCAACACAATTTTATCATATGGTATCGGTGAAGCAAAAGTATATGTAGCAGTTTTTACCGTGCCAGATACAGCTTTAACCGTTTTCTTTAATAAATAATAAGTTGGTTGCTTGGTTGCATCATCACTTTCATATATGGTAACTTCGGTAGTATCATATGATGACGAAAACCCAAAATCTACAGTATTCAATGTTCTGAATTCTATATTTGTATTTTGAGTAGAAACCCGTAACCCGGAATTAACTGTTAAAGCATATGTAAAATCTGGCCTAACTAGATCGCCAGATCCGATGGCTGGCACAAGTTGATATACATCTAAATCTACATATGCAGACGTAGCACTTTTTACATTATAACCTAACATTCTAGATATGTCGGTAATATTAGTTCGTTCTTGTGCTTGTGTTAATAAAGATTCTTTAAGATTCGAGTCTGTATAATATGACAGAACATCTCCTACATATGAAGCCATTTCTAGAAATATCATTCCTGGAGATGATTCATTAAAATCTGTATAATCATTTGGAAAATACTGTTTAACAAAATCAACTAAATTCTGTTTAAATCTATTAAAATCTTTTCCTAAATATGATATATCTTTTGTATTATTCATTGTTATCCAATATTAACTACGCCATTTTCTGTTAATTGTATACTAAGTGTTTGCTCATCAATTGTACCATTTACTTGAAATGATATAGAAATTTCTATAACATTTTCTAGTGTCGGGTCATCAATAATTGATTTGATATCTAATTCAGTTAAACCAATATATGGTAGCCAATATGATACAGCCCCACTTATTATTTCTGATATAGTATCTTTAATATTTTCTGTATTTGGTTCGAAAATAACATTCATTAGATCGCATCCGAATATAACATTTTCGACACGTTCTCCAGGAGTTGTTAATAATAAATTTTTTAAATTTTCTAACGCTTGGGTATTAGATAAATAAATGGGCTCGAATACGCCTGGGTTGTTAAAATTCAAACTAATACCCAACACGCGATCTCTACCAGCTGTCGGAACATTAACGTTATTACTATTTATTATCTGATATGCCATTTATTTATCTATTCTTTTTTTTATCCAATGCTTTCATCAATGCACTATAATCACGAGTCATTGCATTTGCAACAACTGGATCTATCGCTATATTTTTTCCGGTTTCTGGATCATGCATTACTGTTGGCGGTGCCATATTAGGATGAATTGGCATTCCTTGTTTCATTTTTCGTTGTGCACCAAAGTTAATTGCATCCACAGAAGTCATTGTTATATCTTCATTCATCAATTCTGCATATGATGAATTCATAGCCTGTGGTAACTGTTCCTTTAAAGATTCAGTACCATTTAAAATATCAGAAAATTTATTTTTATTAAATTCTACTTTATTTTGTTTAGACTTGTTTTGTATTCCACTTGACCTATCTACGTATGATTTATTTTCAACAATCATTGATTGTTTCATTTCATTAATTGTAGATTGTAACCCATCTTGTAGTATTTCAGTAAGTTCTTCTTTAATTACATTGCGTAATTCTTCTCTTACTACATGTTTTAAAAGTTTTAAAAACTTCGTTGACTGTTCCATAATGTTTTTATTTTATTAATAAATATTTACAATTATAATTTACGACCAAGAATTATCAGTTGGTTTAGGTCCAAACACCGTATTAGTATTAGTATCTATATAATAGTCTCCAGCATTACCTCTGCCATCAACAGGTGCACCGGTTCCATATAATATATTAGACAACGGCTCTCGTAAATCATTTAATACGCTCGAGCCCCGAAGCAATATTTCTCGGATTGTTTGGATTCGTTGATTGATAGTCACATCTGGAACATTTACATCTTTATAAAACTCACTAGGAAATCTTCGGGTTATTTCTGTATCGGTAACAGGTTCTTGTATTGTAATGTTTATAAATGCATTATTATCGCCGATTGAATTAATGCTAGCAATTAAACCAAGTAAATTTATTTCTTCGGCTCCACAAATTTTTAATAATAACTGATTTGATAATGTTATACTCCTAACCACTGTTTTAATTACAGAACTTAATCCAGATAGTTGCAAATTTATAACACCGGCAATATCTCGGACTTTTTCTATAATCAATGCTAGCTGTTCTATTGTCTGTGCAGCAATTGCTGGAAATGGCAGTACTAGAGATGGTAGTGCTAATACTGCTGGGATAGCCGCAGAAGCAGCAACGGCAGCTGTTTGTAGAAATGTAGCAATTTGTGGTATTCCACTGAAAACTCCTTCTAAATTTTGAATTGAACCTTCTAATCTAGACAACGAGTTTTTTAATTTTTTAATATTCGGATCATCGCATGTAACTTGAGATAGTGGTGGTAATTGAAATAAAAGATATTCCACATCGGTAGCGTTTTGTTTAACATCTGAAAGATCGGAAG